CCTCACCAGTCATTTCAGACCATGAAAATGAAGAGGGGATAAGCTCCAACTTGGCAGCGATGCCACGCGTACGCGCAGCATTGGTGTTCAAGAATGATGCTCCAGGAAATCCGGAATTGGTAACGGAAAATGAAATGCCCAAGTTGGGAGCGGTGGTGGAAGCGATATACCCATTGCCAGTACGCGGACAGAAGGCCAAATAGCCACATGTGTGGCCAGTAGTAGTGTTGCCAGTCAGCGTCGAGACGAAGCGCTGGATATTTCCAAGCTCTCCATCATAAACGCCGTCAAGCAATATTTTCCCATTGTCAGGATCCATCAGCAACTGTGCATAAGTCTGTTGCCGGGACATATCAACTGACTTGGGAACTCTGGCTCGCTTCCTGCCGTTCCTGGCTTTGGACTTGTTGTTGTTGTTGCGGGCTACTTTGCGGTTCGCCATTTAATGTGCTACTAATCTATTTATCTAGATAAAAACTGAACGTTTGGGTAAGGTGCGTGTAATCCGTTGGGGTCGAATCAAGTTGGCTGCCAACCTCGAACTTGTTCAAATAGTCCTCCAACCACAACTGATGACCCTCATCTATCCCAAACGCCAGAGCGAAAGACATACGAGCAGTGGGCGTTACATCGGCATTGTACGCACTGCCTTTAGACTGCTCAAAAACAGCTTGTTTGATAAAACCTCTGTTGAGATCGTGGTAACTCACCCTACCTGTGGCTCCACATCGCACACCCATGTCGTACCAGGCCTGTAGGACCGGGCAGCCAGCGGTCATATACTTACCGCACACCCCCACAGAGCGCAAATAATACTTAAAATAATCAGGCTTAGCAAGATCGCCAAACCCGGAAAAATCACAATTTAAGCACTTGCGAGGGTCACGGATCAGAGTATAACTACCTCCACACAACACTGGGCGTGATTGGCAAAACTCAACTTTCTCCGGGATGCATGCTGGGGCCTCAATCTTCATACGAAGGCCCCATCTCAAATACCAATCCTCCAATACATCCAGCTTTGGCAAATCACGCCGCCGCACAAAAAGCAGCAGATCATCGCCATCACAAAACAAGCGTTTGTCCTGAACTCCATTTTCGACACAATACCTGTGTGCCAACAACACAGATATAATGCAATTGCCGAGCGACGTGTTCATGTCTCCAGAACACCGCAAGGCCCCATAATTGATTCGTGCCATGCCCTCCTTACCATAGTGCACTCCACGATTGTATAGCTGCTGCTTAAGCAGCGCAACCAAATCGCGGTCCCCTTTGTACAGCGCAGTATACACGCTGTGCTCTAGCTTCAAAAGCTCTCTACCAATGCACTGGTCAAACCGACTGGCATCGAGCCCAACAGCCCAATAACCATCATGGCAATTGTCCACTATCACTTGTGCTTTCTCACGTTGCGTTAACCCCTTAGCAATCGTGGTCGTTTGTCCACTCGAAAAGCAACGAAGTGCGTCAAATATGGGATGCTCCACGGGAGTCAGGTAGCGGCCCAACAATATATTAAAACACGGGGATCTCGGATTTATGATCCTGGGAACACTCCTCTTCTCTGGTTTATGCACTGTTCTTTCCCACTTAACGAACAACGACGTTTGTGCAAGGGCCTTCAGAGAAGAGGGCTTTGCATCCAGATCCTCATTGGCTCGCTGGTACACACCCCTCAAGCGCCCTAGACGCGAAGCAACAAATTGCTTTCGGGTCATACGGGAGGGAAAAGGTATGCACGCAACCAGCCTCTGCACCTCTGGCAGCAATTCGGCCGCACGTCGCTTACATGCAGGCCGCCCAGATCCGGCATCATCAATAAACATGACTCGCTCCTTGATGCCAGATACCACGTTATCAAGTGTCTTTTGAAAGGGGGCAACATTCATGCTGCACAACCCTGTGTCTAATCTATAATATTCTCCTGGAGAGGGTTCCTCACCAACATAGCGGCGCACCTTAAGATGCCCAAGAGGCGCCTTGGACACATAATTGGCGCACTGCATGCGGTGTAGGCCCCCCTATGCATTTCGACGCAATGACAGTCGCCCAGCACTACGGAGCTTGGCAACATCCCGTTGGTACTCGCGTTCCTCGTCAGTGACGTAGAAAACAGCAAGCAACATCTTGGGAAGGGATCGCTGGATATCCAGCTCTCGCATGCCGTGCTCACGCATAGTGCGTGACATGAAAGTGCGGCAGGCTGCTTCTGTGTCAGCAGCCAACCCGCGTGAATAAAAACGATCACGCGCCAAGGCGACCACATGGGTAAGATAACCACCAGTGACCACCCCGTCGCGATAAGGCATGAATTTGCGTTTCAATTTCTTGGGTTTCCCGTCCATCACCTCTGCTGCTTCATCGTCCTCGTCACAGTCCACATAGTGGCTTTCGAAGGCATCAGAATCATCAGCGAGCAACTGGGAAATTTTCTCAACTGTCTCATCCACGTTGCGCCGGCGGATCAGGGCAGCGGTGCAAACTGCTACAGCAGCAGCACCAGCGCCAACAGTACCTATGACATTTGGTGCAGCACCTTTGGCACCGCCTGCCCCGGCATCACAACCACCTGCGGGTACATTTTCATTTGGAGGAGCAGCAGCAGCAGGAGCAGCAATAGCTGCTCCACCTGTCGCTTTTGGGGCAGCACCTAGTGGTGGTGCAGGATTTGCGTTTGGAGCAGGTGCAGCAGCAGCTCCTCCACCAGTAGCGCCAGCCTTCGGAG